CCAAATGAATATTGCTCGTGCAATGGTTTATTTTTATCTGGTTCTGATGAGTCTTGATTATCAACAAAATATAAGCAAGGAGATAAATGAACCTGATTTTGATCATCCCTCAAAGATGAAAAATCTCCATATAAAAATTCAGGTACATTTAAACAAATTTTCCATCCTGGTATTTGTTCCTCATAATACATGACTTCCTTATCAACTTCAATGGCACTAAATTCTGGATTAACAGAATCAACAATTTGCCAATCTGGGCAAATATCCTTGATTATTTCTACAGATCTATCAGTAGAATTGTAGTTGATCATTAATCCATAATCAAAAATTTTCTTATGGTGCTCTAACCACCAAGGAAGAAGATATTCTTCATTATAAAAGTGGGTTATAATACTTTTCATAAAAATTAAGTAAAGTTAACATCAGGTTTATATTTTTCAAGATACCATTTTACAGTATCTTTTAATCCATCATCAAAATATATAGAAGGTTTCCATCCAGTTCTTTTGGTTAATTTGGAAAAATTTGTACCATATCTTCCATCTTGACCAGGCCGATAATAAGGAGCACCATATACTTGATTTTTATTTTCACAGATACCAATCAGATCGTAAGGTTTACCCAAAAGATCTAGAATCTTTTTAGTAACATCAATATTTTTTAACTCACAATCTCCTCCAATATTAAAATTATCGTTTATCACTTTATTTTCTTCTAAAGTCCAAATGGCAGAACAATGATCCCTAACATGCAACCAATCTCTAATTTGGTGCCCTCCACCATACATATAAGTTTTCTCATCTTTTAAAGCATTATGAATAACTCTAGGAATTAATTTTTCATTATGTTGACATGGACCATAATTATTGGAACATCTAGTAATAATATACGGCAGATCATAAGTATTGTTCCAAGTTCTAACATAGTGATCTGAGGATGCCTTACTGGCAGAATAAGGATTTCTAGGATCAATCTGACTTGTTTCTTCAAATAGTTCATTATCATCATAATTTAGAGATCCGTAGACTTCATCTGTTGATATATGATGAAATTTTTCAATATCAACTGAGAGAGATGCATTTAAAAGATTAATTGTTCCTATTATGTTTGTCTCAAGAAATGGCCGATAATTCTTAATTGAATTATCAACATGACTTTCTGCAGCAAAATGAAAAACTTTTTTTGGTTTATATTGATTAAAAATATAATTTACATGATTTTCATTAGAAATATCACACCAAACAAATTCAAATTGTGAACTTTTTGGAACATTATTCAAATCTGCAGCATAAGTTAAATTATCTAATATAATAATTTTTTCACTAGTTTTTTTCTCAATATAATTAAGAAAATGACTACCTATAAATCCAGCGCCGCCAGTAACAACAATTTTTGACATAGTTTGGGTTTAATATCAGTTTATTTGAAAATTTTAAATATGATTAAGATGTTTAAAATAGTTAAAACAATTACGAATTCCTATTTCCAATCCATCATATTTTATTGGAAAATTGGTAGGAGATGCACAATAGGGTTCACTAACTCCAGAATTTTGATTGATAATATTAACTTTATAGTCATCAAGATTATTGATCATATCCGCAATTTCACTAAGATAATATTTCATATTATAAACACAATTTGCATTTTTTGCAATAGATTTATCTTTTGCATTAAGTACCCAATCAATTATTTTATAAAGATCGTTAACATAAATAAAATCCATCTGCCTATCAATATGAATTTCAATATCTTTTTTATGAACATATCTATTGATATTTCCCGCAAAAAATCTATAACTATCTTCAAGAGGACCAAAGCATCCCCAAATTCTGAGATTAATTCCTTTTGGATTATCTAGAACTCTTTTAGATATACAATATTTGGAAAATGCATATGGTTCTGTAGGGATTATTTTTCCAAAATCTTCAGGTATAGGTCTTTGATTAGATTTGGAATATCCCATAGAAGTTCCACTATCAATATTAATAAACAAATTTGTTTTGTCAATATGTTTAAATATTGATTCAAACATTAACATATTTTTATGAAATGTTAATTTGTCATCGCTAAGATAAGTTTTTCTACCAACGATAGCGGCATGAATTATTGCATCATAATGTTGCCCATCAAAAAACGAATCAACATCCTCACCAATATCAAGTCTTAATTGGGAAGAATCTGGACTTATCACTTCCCATCCTTCATTGGATAAAAGTGGAATAATTTCACTACCAATAAATCCATTTCCTCCAGTAAAAAGAATTTTACCTTTACTAGTAGATTCTTTTTGATCTACATTTTTCACATCAATTAGTGGATACATAATTTTTCAATTCCATCATAAATTGAAATACTTGGTTTAAAATTTAAATTATTTAACTTCTCAATATTTAAAGAGAAATTTTTTGCTTGAGTCTTTAAATAAAATTCTGGAGTTTCTACAGATATAATTTTACTTTTAGAATTAGACAATTTATCAACTGCCAATTGAATTATATCACAAAAGTACCTTGGTTGTCCAGTAGCAATATTATATACTTGGTTTTCAGATCCACTATCTATAATACATTTAATTGCTTTAGAAACATCATCCACATGCATATAATCACGAAGAACAAGTCCACCACCATAGAGTTGAATATCTTCATCATTTTTTAACTTGTTTATTAAGAATCCCAAAACATTTTTCTTTGGAGATACTGTTTTATCAGTTCCATATACATTAGCAAGACGGAAAATACGATACTTACACCCAAAAGTTTCACAAAATGAAATTATTAGTTGCTCTGCTGTTCTTTTCGTAATTGAATAAAACCCCCTAGGATCTGGAAGATCAGTTTCTTTTGCATCTATTACATCCAATCCATAAACAAATCCAGAACTCACAAAATTAAATATAATATCTTCACCTTTACAATACTCAAGTACTTCCATAAGAAGATTCAAATTAGTATTAATATCTACATGAAGATCTTCAAATACATTATAATTTGTGGTCGTACTAATGAAATAAAGAATATCTTTGGATTGTGGTTCTCTATCCTCCCTAGGAATTTTTAAAATTTGATCGGCAAAAAGATTACAAAAAGAACTTCCAATAAATCCTGTTCCACCATAGACAGAAATTTTTTCAAACATACTTCTCACATTCCTCGAAAGTTTTTCCATTTATATCTTTTTCGGAAAGAATAGGATTGAGACTTGGCCATTCAATATTAATAGTAGGATCATTCCATATCAAAGTTCTATCATATTTTGCGTAATAGTAATCAGTCACTTTATATTCTACTTCTGCAAAATCAGTAGCAGTGTAAAATCCATGAGCAAATCCAGGTGGAACCCAAAGTTGATTCCGACTATCATCTAATACAATACCAAACCATTTTCCAAATGATGGGGAAGATTCCCTCAAATCAACAATTACATCATAAATTGTACCAGAAATGCAACGAACAAGTTTACCTTGAGGATGTTTAATTTGATAGTGAAGACCTCTCAGAACATTCCTAGAAGACTTTGAATGATTATCTTGGACAAAATTACGTATTTTAATATTTTTTTTAAACTCCTTCAAATTAAATGATTCCATGAAGAATCCACGTTCATCCTCAAATTTATTATTTACAATAAAGTAAGCATCTTTGAGATCAGTGTTTACTATTTCCATACTATTACACCATCATAATTGGTCATTTTTAATTGAATATTTTTCTAAAATTTCTGGAGAATATTGTTCTATTGTATTTTCTTCTGATTTTTTTAATCTTTTTTGCTCTTCAAGATGATGAACTCTATTTCTAATTTCAGTTGAAGAATATTTATGTCTTCTCAAATGAAAAAATAAATCTATTCCATTGTCAATACAATATTGCTTTCCAGTAAAATCTCTGTCTTTATATTCTTCACTCAAAAATCTTATATGAATTGTTTGAGATTGAATTAAATTGAGAAGATCTTCTTCTGTTTCATACACAAGAATTTCATCGACATATTTACATCCTTGAAGTTGAACATATCGTTCGTAAGCAGATTGCACTGGTTTATTTTTGATTCCAGGGCGATCTATTGTTGGATCAACTTGAAGGGCCACTTTCAAATAATCACACATTTCCTTTTCCATCTTAAGCATTGTAACATGCCCAGCATGGAATAAATCAAATGAACTACAATTAAAACCGATTTTCATATAATTTTAAAGTCTTTAAGAATTGAATGTAAAATGGAAGTTTTGTGATTATCTACTACTTTCATTCCATTATGCCAATTACAGGCATTTCGGAAATGCAAGAACTTTTGATCAGCATGAAGTTCCATTTCATATCCACCATTAGAATTAGATGGATCCCTGAGATTTATTCCCTGATAATCATCTGGATATACAACATCAGTAGATTTAAATTTAATTTTTTCATTACGAAGTAATTCATATGTTCCTCCACAAGAATCAAGTAATTGACCATCAACTGTTTGTGGATAGAAATTAAAATCAATATTTTGAAGAGAAGATTTTCTAAAGAAAACTAATCCTGCCCAAACATATTCAACATTTCCTCTTTTTTGAAGTAATCCAGAAAGATCATATCCTTCCATAAATTGAGAAACATTTAAATTCTCAATCAAGAAAATATCATGATCGAGAATCATTCCAATAAAATCTTCATCACCAGATTTGGCAAACTTATCATAAGTCCACTGAATTGCGTCAGAATTATAAAAACTTGGGGTATTTCCTGGTTGTGAAATATGATGATGAAGAGAAACTTGATTTTCTTCACATATCTTGGTGAATGACTCTAAATGTTCATTATCACGAGTATCATAAACTACATGAAACTCAAAATCGTCTTCGATATATTTTTTGAAAGAATCAATTTGATACTGCAAAATATCTGGACGATTAAAAGCAAACGTAAAAATCTTAACTTTCATAACTGTTTTCCAACCCAATCCTCAAGATTCATTGTAGGTTCCCAACCAAATGTCTTACGAAGTTTTTGGTTATTAGCAAGACTAAGGTAAGTTTCACCAGGACGAGGATCAATATTTGCAGTATTATTAGAAATCATTCTGGCAACTTGATTTACAGAATAATTATTTGCCGTACCCACATTATAAACTTGCCCAAATGCTTCAAAATCAACTTCCGTTATAGCAGCAAGAATATTTGCTTGACATACATCACCAACATATGTAAAATCTCTGCGCTGATTACCATTACCAACAATTGTCAGTGCTTCTCCTGCAGATCTTTGACGAAGGAAAATACCGATTACTGGTGCATATTGACCTTTGAGAGGTTGACGTTCCCCATAAACATTAAAATATCTAAAGATAATTGTTGGGAGATTAAATAACTCAGTATACATTTTACAGAGTTTTTCTCCATTCACTTTAGAAACTGAATATGGATTGAGACAATCATCTGGTTGTGTTTCCACATTTGGGGGTGTATTATCTCCATATGCGGAAGAAGTTGAGGAATACATTACCCTCTTAACACCTGCTTCTCTTGCACATTGAAGAACTGTACAAGTACCAACCGAGTTAATACTTACTGCCTCAATTGGATTTTGAATTGCGGGTTGAATTCTAGCTTCAGCAGCAAAATGAAATACATAGTCCACTCCACCATAAAGTGGGCGAGTATTTTCATAGTCACGAATATCATACTTATGGTTTTGTGCCTTATCATTCCAGTAAAAATGATCATGAGCATCAGAATACTCATTATCAATTACAACAACCTCGTGCCCTATTTCAAGAAGACGATCTACAAGGTTTGAACCAATAAATCCTGCGCCGCCAGTAACTAAACTTTTCATTTTACATTAATTTCGTAGGAACATAATATCCAGGAATACCACTAACATCTCTCCTCATGATAAGAGGCCTAATTGGTGATTTGAATTCCTGATTTAATTTATAATAATTTTCATCATCGGATAAAACTTCTTTGAATAATTTATCAGATTCGGATTTATCAATACTAACAGAACTTAATTTTCCTGTAGTAACGGCACTCCAATCATATTGACAAAATAGTGGTTCATCAAAACTATAAACATTGTAAAGTTTATGTACTTCGGCAAATCCAATATCCAAATGATTTTCTACCTCATATCCATAATGATATGATATTCTTTTACAAATGTCAACATATTCTTGACTAAGATACATTATAGCATGAGTAGCAAGCATATTGTGTACTCTAACAATATTGTCACTAATATTAGTATAATGCACATAAGGTCCAGAATGATTTAAATACCTTCCCCAATGAGAAATACCAAGATATAGAGCATCTGCATTCTCTGGCAATTCTACTTCAGAATTAAAGTCGCGGTTTAGTGTACAGTCATCCTCAAGAATTATAAATGGAGGTTTTAAATTTCTACTTAAAATTTCATAATGAGATCTAGCACATCCAATAATTCTACCCGCCTCATGCTCTACTGCAGACAATCTTTCAACATATTTAAAACCAAGTCTTTTTAAAAGAGTTTCAGTCAATTTTCTTTTTTCATCATGTCCGTCAAGATTAATATAATAGACAGGTACATCAAGTAAATTTAATTTCATATTAAGTATTCATATATGGATTCAGTTTTGAATTAAAAAGATCATTAGTCCCATTCCAATGTTTAAATGCATGTGAATATTGAGTTTGATACTTATCCAAGTATCTGTGATTTAGAATAGAATTCTCTTTAGATTTTTCAAAAGCATCGACTAACCAGGATGTTTTTGATTGTTCATAATCATGCGAACAATTATCCCAATTAGTTCCTCTGTAATAATGTACAAAAGATCCCTCTATAATTTGACATCCAAAAGAATTATCATAGGGAATAATAAAGCAATCAGCATCATTTTGACCAATTAATGCTGGAGTATGCTTCATCAATTTAACATTCCTATCTTTCAGATAAAATTGAGTATTTCCACCAGTATCACACCCATTTCCAACATTAAAATCTATTTCAGAAAAATTACTGTTATGATTTACTATTACTACGAAAGGAGCAATATATTCTTTTTCAAAATTATTTCTTTGCTGATAAATTCCAGAAATATCATAAGTACCAATATAATCTTTAAATGAAAATTTATCGATTAAAAATACATCAAATTCCAAAATTACATTCAAATTAGAATCATTAGTAAAATTTCTAATTGAATTTAATGCAGAAACATGATCCAATGCTGTCCCAGTAATACTATTAGTAGAACGAATATAATTTACATTTAAATCTTCACATTCTTTTTTTATAAACTGACTATGTTCTGGCAATAAGAAATTATCGATACAATAATACTCAAAATTATCTTCACAAAAATATCTTAAAGACTCTACATGTAGTTTTAAAAAATCAGTTCTTTTAGCATGAATAGAAAATATTTTTACAGTATCCATACTAGGATCTAACTTCTGCATGATTTTTTTCAAGTGCTAAAATTTTAGGTTCAAAAGGAACATTCCAACCAGTAGGATTAAACTTAACTGCTTCAGGATAGCAATACGAAGGAGTTAATTCTATAGTTGGTGGATTATTAACAAGATATCGATTCATATGACTTTCATCATGCCATACTGAGATAAGATTATTTTTAAAATCTTTTTCAACATTATTCACAATAGTTTCTGACATTTTGAGAAAATGTTCTGGTTTTCCACCATTAAATCCTCCAGCATAATACATTTTTCCTTCACCATAAGGAACGTATGCTGTAGATTCTGGTCTACGCTCGTAAGAGAATTCATCAATACCCTTATACCAAAATCCTGGATGTTGTGTGGCAACTAAATCACCAAGAATTTCATCGCCAACTTTTTCAACAATTCTCATATCTACATCCATATAAAAACAATAATCAAATTGAGAAATATATTCCGCTTCTTTCATAAAATAATGATATCTTTTCAATGTGGGAATTGGCCAAGGTTCGTGTTCAATTTGAACAATCTTTACATTTTCCGACGACTCTTCAATTTCATGGTTAGTAAAAACTAATGCAGAAATTTCATGACCATTTAAAAAATTTTCTTCAATAGATTCTAAAAGAGGTTCCACAAATTGAATATACTTATTAGTAGCAATATTTAAAATACAGATTTTCATTTAATTTCACCTTAAAATTTACTTACACTAAAGAAATAACTAAAGCATTTTCAGCTTCATTAATATCCAACCATTCAAAAGATTTAACTTTTGAGTTTTTTGAGAGATAATTTTCAATATCATTTTTAGAATAACGATTATGATACAAATTTTCTTCTTCCCAATAACTAATTTTTTCAGTTTCTGCTGGTTTTATGAAGAAAATATGCACCACATACTTACTTGCAACTCGAATCATTTCATTTAAAATATCATCATAAGTAGGAAGATGCTCAAATACATGCCTAGAATATGAAAGTTCATATGAATTATCATCAAGTCCAGTTTTTTCTACTGGAGCATCGATAAAATTAATTCCTTTCGATTCATTAATTTCTTTCAAATGAATGCAAGAATCGATTCCAAGATACTCAAATTCATATCCTTCCTTTTTGAGAGTAGTATATTCTATACAAGGTCCACATCCAAAATCAGCAAAAGATTTAATTTCAAGTTCTTTAATATTGTCACGAATAAAAACACGAGAGTCGGCAGTTGAATCTCCTAACCAACCTAGATAATCCCCCATTCTATTTTTGAGATTATTATTCCACCAAGTCTGTTCAAATAAAGTTTCCATTTAATTCTCCTATAAAATAATCCAATCAGAACAATACAAGTCTTCTGTACTATAATTTATACAACTTTCCCCAAACCAATTTTTGGGGGCAATAGTTTTTTCACTTTTTGCCAACCAAGACCCCCACCAACTAAAAGAACTATTTGCAATAATGTGGTAGGAGCATAGGGTCATTAGACAAAGATCTACTTTAGTATCACCACCCTCCGAAATAAAAAATCTATCAGGACTAAAGAGTTCTTGGTCATTGCACCATTCGGGATCATCAGAAAAAATAATTACTGGCAAGTCACTATCAAAATTAGAAAGAGACTTCTTATAATATTCTAGTGATTGTGTTGGATGATTTGGATTAATGGTATAATCCCCCCTACGAACATGGAGAGAAATAACTTTTCGATTGCCAAAAAGTTGCGAAAAAATTTCATTTGATATTTTACAAATATCTTCTTTGAATCTAAAATCTTTTCTAATATCTTCTTCGATGTGCTTAAAATATTTTTCACACTGAAAATAACCAAATAAATCTACATTATCTGGACAATTATAGTAAATATTTTTATCAAATCCAAACGTAGACTCACTCAATCTAGGATATTCGGAAAGATTTTTATCAAAATTACTTAATTCAAAACAATCGTAAATAAAAGCATCAGATTCACGAACATTATTATCAATGTTTCCAAATACTTGTCTTGGTGGAATAACAAAATCATATCCTCTTCTTGCGGCAATACCCTTTAAAGAGGCATACTGAAACATTTGATTTCCCAGCCTACCTAAATTACCAAGATAATTAAATGACAACATTCTTTTTATACCATTCATATGTTTTTTCAATGCCTTCACGAAGACTAATTTTAGGTTTCCATCCAAAAGATTTAATCTTATCTACATTTAGGACTTTTCTTGGTGTTCCATTTGGTTTTGTAGTATCCCAGTTAATCTCCCCAGCAAACCCAACAACGTCAGAAATCGTTTCGGCAAGTTGTTTAATTGTCACATCTTCACCAGTACCAACATTGATATGTTCCACTTCATTATAAACCTGCATACAAGTATAACACACTTCAGCAAGATCATCAACGTGCAGAAACTCTCTCATCGCAGAACCATCACCCCAAAGATTTACTGATTCATTATTTTGAGTTGCATTATGAAACTTAGCGATCATTGCAGGAAGAACGTGGGAAGTCTCCAGATTGAAATTGTCATTAGGACCATAAAGGTTTGTAGGCATCAAGGAAATGGCGTTGAAACCGTGCTGCTGGCGATATGCCTGACACATCATAATACCAGCAATCTTGGCAATAGCATAAGCATCATTCGTAGGTTCCAGAGCACCAGTCATCAACTGATCTTCTGTGATTGGTTGAGTTGCGAACTTAGGATAAATGCAAGAAGAACCGAGGAACAGCAGTTTTTTTACATTCCAACGATACGCAGAGTCAATAATATTGGTCTGGATACGGAGATTTTCAGTTAAAAAATCTGCCTTATAGTTATTGTTTGCCATAATACCACCAACCTTAGCGGCGGCAACAAAAACATATTCTGGTTTTGTTAACTGAAAAAACCTATCAGTTTCTTCTTGATCTGTAAAGTCTACAAAGTACCTAATACCTTTAATAATATTTTTGTATCCTTTATTCGTAAGATTTCTGACAATTGCTGAACCAACCATCCCGTTAGCGCCAGCAACTAATACTCTAGAATCATTGTCCATAAACACACATATCCTCAACTAATTGTTTAAAAGAAGTCTTAGGTTCCCAACCTAGTTTTTCCTTTGCCTTAGAGGCATCACCTAACAAAGATTCAACTTCAGCAGGTCTGAAATATTTAGAATTGACTCTAATAACTGCCTTTTTAGTATTCCAATCATATCCAACTTCATCCAAACCTTCACCCATCCATTCAATCTTCATACCAAAATAAGGTGCTGCCTCATTCACAAAATCCTTAACAGAATATTGTTCTCCAGTAGCAATCACATAATCATCAGGTTCATCTTGTTGAAGCATCAACCACATTGCTTCTACAAAGTCTTTAGCATGTCCCCAATCACGTTTAGCATTGAGATTACCAAGATACAGACAATCCTGAAGTCCAACAGAAATCTTAGAAAGTGCCCTAGTAATTTTACGGGTCACAAAGGTCTCACCACGGCGAGAACTTTCATGATTGAAAAGAATACCAGTGCAGGTATACATTCCATATGCCTCACGATAGTTCTTTGTAATCCAGTATCCATAGAGTTTCGCTACACCGTAGGGAGAGCGAGGATAGAAGGGTGTAGTCTCCTTCTGTGGGATTTCCTGAACTAATCCGTAGAGTTCGCTAGTAGACGCCTGATAGATGCGTACACGGTCTTCCATGCCCAAGAGACGGACTGCTTCAAGAATACGTAGAGTTCCCACAGCATCGACATCAGCAGTATATTCAGGCATCTCAAAGGACACTTTAACATGACTCTGAGCACCTAAATTATAAATCTCATCAGGTTGAACTTTTTGAATAACTCTAACTAGGTTAGTAGAATCAGTAAGATCACCGTAGTGAAGACTAAGACGATCATAAATCCCATCAATTCTGTGAGTATTGATAAGGGAGGATCTCCTGACGATTCCATGTACTTCATATCCTTTTTCTAACAGCAATTCGGCAAGATACGATCCATCCTGCCCAGTAATACCAGTAATTAATGCAACTTTCATATCATAAAGTTCTTTGTATCATTATAGCAAAAAAGGAGAGTTTATGCAACTCTCCTCTAGGTCTTTCAGGCTCGCCACCAATTCTTTATCTGGAAATTGGAAACCAGGCGGGAGAGAGTCCCATCCGCACCAACGTCATTTTAGAGATGCCGTAAACTCAAATAGGGTCATATTTGACTCCACCAGTACTGTTATAGTCCATCCGTGACTAAAGGGGTTTGCTCCCGACCAGTGCGCTTTTTAAGTCATCCCGAGACTATCGATTTCTTAATCCAAAAGTTTACTAGTCCAAGGATTTATTAAAATGGAAGTTCTTTCACCTTCATATTTCTCAACATAATGGTAAATTGCTGGAGGAAATATTACCAGTCTATTTTCTTTTGGAGTAATAATATCATCATCCAAAAGTAGTCTTCCACCAGAAACATTATTAACTACGAGATAATAGACTGTGGAACAAATCGGAAATTTGAATATTCCTCTAGTATCTCTAAGATTTTCATCTTTATCATAATGCCAATTTTTTGGACGAGTATTACTTTGTGACCACAATTCATAACCTAAACAAGATGATAAATCATAATATTTTTGAGTTTCATTCAAGATCTTCATACAAATATCTTTATATTGATGATCTTCATTAAAATAAATGAATTTCTCATCAATATTTTTATCTACAGAATTATTAATTTTAAAAATAATAGTTTTCTGAAAATATTCTAATGAGTCTTGATCTAAAAAACTATCTATAATGACAGTCTTGTTATTAGTTTGATTTCTGGTAAAAATATCCAAAATTTATTCTTCTTTAATATAACAAGGAACCCTATCAGGGTCTAACCAACGCGCATATTGATGATCTTCCATTGCAGTAGTAAGTTGCATAGAATTATCAAACAAATAAATGTCATTCCAATGTTTAGTGTAATAGTTCTGTTTCTGTAGACGATAATCTGGCATACCGTTAAGTTCGATAATACCTTTTTCAACAAAACGATAACCTTCCCGTTCAAGTAGAACTTTTGTCATATTAGTTCAAGTAAATATAATCTGGATGCTTATTTTTAAAACTATCAATCTGTTGTTGTGTTTTAAACAGTTTACGCAAAACAGC